CTAACGCAGCGAATCTTTCCAATTTATTTTGGGCACAAGCATTTCGCTAATGTTGCGATCTACATTACCGCCAATCTTACCCACGAGAATAGAACCTTGACGCAGAGCAGACTCGATCTCCTTGGCTTGGCTTTCCTTCTCTTGCTCGGACATAGACTCAGCACCTTCCCAATCATGCTCGTCTAGTCCATCGGGTAGTCCTTCGCCTTGACCCTCGCCTTCGCCTTCTTCGTTGCCACCGCCTACGATATACACCGTCTGTTTACCCGCATCCTTGCCATACTTCTTAACAAGTTCGAGAAAGACTTGGTTGTCTGGCTAGGCGAGAACCCGTTGGTTGCTGAAGTTCCTATCGCAGCTCGTATTCGACTGCGACAGGTAACTCTAGCTGTGCCAACACTCACAGATGAAGGTGATGTTGTCTTTGCAGATAACGCAAAGTCAAGCAAGTATGACGCGCTCAAAGAGATTATCGATGACAACCCAAATGATGCAATGCTAATCTTGACGGACAGCCAGAAATACGCTAAGCTAGTTACCGACAGTGCCAGTTCTCACCAATCTGGCGTAGTGCATCCGGCAGTAATCCTTCTTGCCATAGCGAGGCTTCTCGCAGTCATCAGCGCCACAGTTCATGGCTACTCTCCTTCTGGTCTAAGTGTTGCGTTCATTTCTAGTTGTCGCTGTAGCAGGTTAGATATCTGACCCTCATCGTATGTATCACGGGCAACGATGTCATAAATCTTTACAACATTCTTCTGCCCACGACGGCGGATGCGGTCAATAACCTGCTGATTCATTAGGTTGCTGTCGCTGTGTGATAGCCACACAATCGTAGAGCATACATCCTGCAAGCCATCAACGCCTTCTGCAATCGCTGGAATAACTGCCACGATGTATTGCAACTTGCCAGCCAAGAACTTCTGTTTAGCCGCCTCACGTTGCCCTTGGTTAGCCTGTCCTGACCATTCAAACGCTGAGTCTCCAAGTCGCCTAGCAACTAGACTAGCATACTTTTGGCTGTCAGTCAATAGCAACATAGGTTCACCAGGATTGTCCTCGATGATTTCCTGCAACGCTTTGAACTTGGTGCTTACTGCATCATCTTCAAACACAACCTCGTTAGCCTCGTTGATACTTGGCACGGCAAGGGTAATGGAATCAACACCAGTATTCAATGAGTTGCAAAAGCATTGGTCGGTAATGCAGGCCAAGGCAAAACTAGAAGCACGAGTCGAACTTGTGAATCAACTAAAAGAAGTGAAGCGCCCGGTAAAGCAGGTGCAGGATTTGATTAAGGAGTATGAACAATTGTCTAAGATGAATGAGCAGTGGCTTGAAGAGAACTACCCACAGCCAGTAGAGGAGAAGAATGATTAACGCAGAGACCATCAACGAGTATCTTGCATGGCGACAAGAGAAGTCTAACCAGGTAAACTACTACCGCGAGGATGCCATATCGCCAGAAGCTTGGATAGAAGAAATCATAATGTCAGAGGCTAGTGATAGAATCAATCTCATCAAAGACCTGCTAGAGTCGGATGAAGAACTTGACCCGATTGAACTAGCAAATAAAATTCACTCACTTGTATACGACCCATTGGAGGAACTAAATGTCAAAGCCGGATTGGGCGACGAGGATTCAGAAGAGCCGTCAGAAGAAGTATGATGAAGGCTTTGAGGCAGGTGTGCTACTTGCCTACGACTTAGGTCGAGCAGACGTGCGGTCCGAGGTTATCAAGTTTCTCGGTGAACACGTTATGCAATTAGAAATTAAGCACAGGCTTTTTGGTTTTAATTGGAAGCAGAGGTGCCGTTGTGGTTTCTATGGCGTGTTCAACGACCATCTAATCGCGCTTATCAAGGGAGAGAACAAGTGAGTGGATACAGCAGACTAAGGGTTCTAATTCCACCAAAGGCACGAGGGCTTGATTACTACGAGCATCTATACGACTCAGCACTTAACTCAGCGTTTGAACCTGAAGTGATTGAGTTTGAACGCTCACCAGATGGGTTCTTGCGTTGTGCCGAGTGTAAAGGTGATAAGGGGATTTCTGAAAACACTCCAACTGAGTACATTCTTCATTGGCATTTGGAGGAACATCGAGCCAATCAAAAAGAGATAGCAGACCAGAAGAAGATTCTTGCGATTCTTGAAGAGGCTTACCGCCAAATTGCGCTTATCAAGGGTGAGAACAAGTGAGCGAATTGCCTGACTATCATTGCCCAGATTGTCGTGACATAAATTGTTTGCATTGTTTTTGTGTAGCACCAACAGTCTGCGAAATCTGTGAAGCGTTTAGAGAGGGAGAGAAAAAGTGAGTGAACAGGAAAAAGTATTAGCAGGTATGATTGTTGCTGCTTTAAAATCTGGCTATAAGATAACAATTGAACACGATGCTATTAGCGCGGTAAGTAAGCATGGAACCAACGTTCATATTACTTACGTTGATGAGATAATGGAGGAGTTCGGTGGCGCACAACCCTGGGACTACATTAATAAAAAGCTTGAGGAGATGAATGGCTAAATACGAATGGGAAGAAGCAGAAAAGCATAACCCTTGGGGTAAGAAGCGTGTTCGCGGTAGCCACTGCTCTAAAGGCCACGAGTTCACCGAAGAGAATACCTTTATTAGACCACTAGACAACGCCAGAGTGTGCCGTCAATGTCGCAAAGAGTATGCCCGGATGAAGTATCAAGAGAAGAAGGAGCAGAACAACGGTGTCGCTAGGCTAAAGAAGCAAAAGGTTCAAGTGTTTGAGTTATCAGAAGCAGTTCCACTACTTGATAGGGCAGAGCCGTTATGGTATGCTCTACAAGTCGGACTATCGGAGAACATCACACCGTGTGCCGACAAGCCAGAGTTCTACGCAGACCGCTCAATTGAAGTATCGGCAGCTGAAGCAGAGCTAATGTGCTACGGTTGCCCACTAATAAAGCAGTGCTATGATTTCGCAGTAGCACAAGAAGTAAACGCAGGTATCTGGGGCGGCTTACATTTCGACCAGGATGAAGGAGCACTCTTTGACATTGACTGATGCACAAGTAAGGGACATGGCCGTTGGCTTGTTCTTGCAAGAATCAGAGCGAGACAAGCAACGTAAGGTTGGAGCATCACAAATCTCTGACCCATGCACCAGGCATCTAGCTCATGCGCTTGTGCAAACACCACAAGAACCACAAAAGTATTGGCTAGGAGGAAAAATTGGCACCGCTATTCATGGATTTCTTGAGACTGCTGTTGCCCGTAGCAGCAATGTTCTATTTCATGGCTCTCTTGTCGAGCAGAAAATCCAACTTGGAGTTCTTCGCAACTATGGTAATGTTTCAAGTAAGCCTGATTTGGTTCTTTGTAGCAGTGACCACCTCATAGACTGGAAGACAACAACCAGAGCAAAGCTAAAGAAGTTGCAAAACTTTACAGCCGGGCTCAAGCAGGATGCGGCAACAGAGTATACGCTTACTAAATACATCGGTCAGGCGCAACTTTACGCATGGGGTTTAAACCAGGCTGGCAACAAGATTGACAAAGTTAGTTTGGTTTTCATTAACCGAGATGGAACTAATGAGAACGACATCTGGCCATTGAGTCTTGACTACGACGAAGAGTTCGCAGTTGGCTTGTGGACTAGATTAGAAAACCTCTGGGCAGAACTAGAAGATGGCGCTCACCCAGAATCATATGCGCCACACCCAGAATGTTATAAGTGCTCTATAGGTATTTAACGACACGCCGATTCGGTAGTTAATTTAACTTCTAGAATCATTTGTGTTATAATATACGAACAAGGAAATAAGGAGGAAACACAATGTCAGAAGCAACAAAGGCACCACAACCAGCGTTCCTAAAGCTGATTCACAAGGCAGAGACCTTGAACAAACCGAAGTCAATGTTGTTCTACGGCGATGCAGGTCGCGGTAAGACTTGGCTTGCGGCTTCGATTTCAGAGGTTGCAGACTTTGGCCCGGTTCTACTAATCGATGTCGAGGGTGGCTCATCAGCAATCGCCCGTGACTTCAAGGATGTAGACGTAATCCAGATTGAAAAGCACGAGCAGTTCCAGGCTGTATATGACTGGCTAATTGCTGGTGACCACAAGTATCAGACGGTTATCATCGACACCATTGGTGTCGTGATGGACCGAGCCGAGAAGTTCTTCGGTGAAAAGCCAGAGAACAAGGGTAACAAGTTCGGCAAGTGGGGCGACCTAAAGAACTGGGCAAATGAAATCTTCCGCTCATTCCACACCGCACCATTTGTCAGCATCTTGATTGCCCATGCACTTGATGAGAAGGATGAGAACAGCGGTGCTATCAAGACCACTGCGATGCTTCCTGGTTCATTCAAGTCAACCCTGCCATCTATTCCTGACATCGTTGGTTATATGACCATCGAGGCACAGGAGGAGGGCCCACCACAGCGAGTCCTCGTAGTTGGGCAGTCGGACCGATTGGTTACTAAGAACCGTTTCGGACTACCGGCTAAAATCTACAACCCGTCTATGAAACAAATCATGGACACAATTAACCAAGGAGGTAAATAATGTCAGCAATTAAACTGAGCATCACTCAGGAAGCACTAGATTCAACTACTGGTGGAGACTACACCCCAGTTCCAGAGGGTAGTTACAACGCTACCGTCTACGAGGTAAAGCAGGAAGAGGTTCGCTCTGGACCTAACGAAGGCAAGCCTCGCTTCAACGTTCAGTTCCGTCTCTCTGGCGCTGGCGTAGAGAACCGCCGAGTCTTCAGCTACATTCCCCTTTATGTAGCCAAGGACTTCTGGAAGACCAAGAGCTTCTTCTCTTCTCTTGGTATCGACATGGAGGTCGGCTCATTCACTGTGCCAACTCCAGATGAGCTTGCTGGTAAGGCCATTGGCGTTCGTGTCAAGATTGGCGTAGACCAGGAAGGTAAACCAAAGAACGAAGTCGGTGGCTTTGATAAGCCAACCGCTGATGCAGCATCATTGCTCGCAGCTGCTGGTGCAAAGCCAGTAGGCGACGTTTGGTAGTTTAAATGGGTAGTCCTGAGACATGACTTAAAACTGTCTCACAAGCCCCCGCTGGCGCTGTACGCTTTTATCTCTCCTCCTTTGTGCGTATAACACTGGTTCGATTCCAGGTCGGGGCACAAGGGTAGCCATGTCCCCTTAGCCTATCAACTTGTTGCATAGGTAATCATGGCAGGGCTGGACTAGTAAGCAAGGAATGGGAGTTCCCGTTCCGTTAAAGTGGTGCAATTCCACTTCAGCCCACAAACAGCATTGGCCTGCTCTCCATGACCGCTAGGTATGTGGCGATTACGCTTTGCTGGTCCTATCACCCATTGCCGAGGCAGGTGGTAGGATACAACTGGATAGATGAAGCGCAAGAAACCGGGACACCCAGAGCACTGGGCGCGTAGCCTCCCCACGCCTCTCTCCGTCAAGTGACCTGCTTCAGCGGTTGCTGTCTCTAAATGATGGCTACTTGCAGGGACTAGCTGAAGCAGGTTGCGATTGCCCCTTAGCTCAATGGCAGAGCAGAGAGCTGTTAACTCTAAGGTTGTTGGTTCGAATCCAGCAGGGGCAGCAATCTTGGTAAGCGTGTCAGCGTGGGTCCAAGCGTGAGCCTATTCTACGTCAAAATAGGCCGGGGTGCGAGTAGTCTGACAGCAAAAGCGCCCCACCAGGGTTCTAAGTGTTATGGTAGCACGGCGGTCTCCAACACCGCAAGCGAAGGTTCGACTCCTTCAGAATCTGCGGAGAGTAAATAATCAATCAAAGGAGGACAAATGCAGACAGGTGATTTTCTAGCCTCAGTCTATGGCGATGCCACTGGCCTAGCGACCATTGTAACAAAGGGCGCAAGCGGTGAACTAACCGAGCAGAAGTTCTTCGAGTATCCTGCACAACTAGACGACATGAAGGCTCACTCGTTGGCTCACGCTACCGAGGATGTCTACTACTCGCCAATCTTGTTCAATGCACCGCGCCGTATCAAAGAGAACGCAAAGACCGTTCATGTCATCTATGCGGATGCCGATACTTGTGCACCAGAAAACTTCCTAGTCGAACCATCTATCAGTGTGCAAACATCTGATGACCACTGGCACACTTACTGGATTCTTGATTCAGAGGTAGACCCACAGGTTGCAGCTCTTCTTGCTAAGAAGATTGCTTACGCACACAAGCACCAGGGTTGCGACACTTCTGGATGGAACACCACTAAGCTTCTCCGTATACCAAACACAATGAACTGTAAGCCCGGTAAGAACAGTCCAGTAATGGCTACTACAAACGGCGCAGTCTACTCAATCAGCGAGATTGAATCGGTATACGGAGATGTAGAAGTAGAGCCAATTCGCGAACTATCGCTTGAGGCACTGCCTGAATCATGGCCAGACCTAATGAAGACTATGGCTAAGATTCAGAGTAACCCAGAAATTATTGGGCTCTACATGGAGGAGCCTGCGGCGAGCGCTGACTTGTCCAGGCTCCTCTGGAAACTAGAGATTGCACTTTACAAGCAAGGTCTAAGTTCCGAAGAAGTATTTGTAATTGTTCGCAACGCTAAGTGCAACAAGTATCACTCACCACTACGCCCAAAGCGTTTGGATGCAGACGGTGACTTGTGGCGCGAAGTTCAGCGAGCTGGTGCGTCGTTTGGGGTAGACCCAGCAACGCCAATGCCGATTGACCTAACCGACATTGAGAAGCCAATTGAAGTAACCAACATCAAGCCTCAGTTCCTAACCGAATCTGAGCGTATGACCGTGCTAGAGCACAGAAACTTCATTGACATCTACCGAGACTGGGCAACAAGCAAGACCGATGGTGCGGTAGCCTATCAGAATGCATCAGCATGGACCCTATTGTCATGCGTGTTCTCTGACGTTGGCTATGCTGTGCCTAAGTTTGGCAAGATGGGCCTGAACCTATGGTTCATGGTCCTAGGTGAAACAACACTGACACGTAAGTCAACCTCTAGAAACCTCATGCTTCGCGCTGTGCGCCAGTATGAGAAGTTCTCTGGGTATCAGATTGATATTGGTTCCGATGCAACACCCGAAGGCTTGACAGCCATCCTCGCAGAGCGTGACAAGCAAACATCTTTGCTTCACCGCGATGAGGTTCAGGGTATGTTCAAGGACTTTATCAACAAGACCTACATGGCATCAGCTGCAGAACGCTTTACCGAACTTTACGATGGCCACGTGCCAGTTACTATTCGTTCGGCAAAGGGTAAGACTCAAACGGAACGTGCTGAGACAAACTTCATCATGTATCTAATGGGTATTACCAGCAAGACTGCAGACGTGTTGACAACCGAATACTTCCGCTCAGGATTCTTGGCACGTTTCATTTATGTTACAGCGCCAACTCCACCTCGCACAAAGGAATCAGAGGATATCCAGCAGGCGGATGAGTACGAAGTAAACGTTCGAGACGAGACCCTTGAATCAATGATGAAGGGATTGTCAGAGAGCGTTATGTGGTGGCAGAAGAAGGGTGGTAGCGGGCCTCGCCCGGTACGACTTAGCGAGCCAGCACTAGAGCGATTCAACCAGTTCAAGTGGGAGATGGGTAACTACTCTGAAGCCCACCCAGAACGTGAATCAATCGAACCATCTCGCCAGCGCCTAGCGTTGTCGGTGTGGAAGTGTGCAGTTCTACTTGCGATGTACGACAAGTCAGAAGAGGTAAAGCTGCGCCACCTGCTAACTGCAATCATGTATTCAGAAGAATGGTTCTGGAACTTGACTCAGATGGCTGGAGCAATCTCTGCCTCAGAATGGCAACGAGATGTTGACCGTCTTGAAACTCTTATCACTGATAAGGGTGGCAAGATTCGATACGAAGATGCATACAAGAAGTTCAACAACAAGCGCAAGCGTGAGTTCGATGAGATGGTCCAGGCCCTCCACTCGCAGGCACGTGCACAGTTGGTTGTTGAGGGACAGAAGACTTATTTGGAGGTGGTTGTAAATGGATAGAGCAAAAGAACTAGAAGTTGCAGCTGCCCTAAATAAGGCTATCTGGCTTCGCGAGACGGTGGATAGGCTGACCAAAGACGAAATCGCTGGACATATAAAAGACATAGCAAAGCACGAGGTATTCTCAAGCAGGCAACTGTCAGCAATCGTCAATGGCGCTATCCACCACGCGACAATCAGCAAGATGATTAATAAGTCAGATAGAACTGGAGGCAATCTAAATGTTGGAACTTTGGAAATACTTAGGAATGTGCTTTATTCTCGTGCTAATGAATCTACGGACTATGCGCTCATTGCTAAAGCGGTGGGTATGGGAACCTCTCAAGGCATGGTATCGAAACTCACGGGCATAAATCAGGGAACAATTAGCAAGAAGATAGGTAAAATAAATGGACTTCGATGAATGGATTGAAGTTGGAATCCAGAATGGCTGGTGCGGCCCAGCAGTTTGCTACACCCATGATGGATTGCCAACAAGCGCACTAGAAGATGAGGAGTGGGAAGACACCGACCCATGCATTCACATAGTAAGAATGTATGAATCTCCTGGGCATAAATTAGAAGTAGAACAGAACCACTCACCTAGTATTTGGAGACAACTTGGCAGTAGATAACATGAGCATGAAGGCAAAGCTTGACGATGTAAAGTACGACCAGAAGGCAGTTGAATTTCACGCAATGAAGTTCGAGTCTGGGTCTACTTATCTTCTAGCGAAGCAGTGCTTCCAGTTGTTACAAATGAAACTAAACCGCAGTACCTATGAAGTATACAAGGAGGAAACAGATGGTAACAATACTAAGTCTTGACCCAGGTGGCACAACCGGCTATGCTGTGCTTGATGTCGTTTTAGACACAGAGCCAGCCGAAGTTGTCCGTCGTGGGCAAATCGAGGGCGGTCTTGCTGGCTTCCTTGACTTCCACTGGGACGTACTAGACGGCATTCAGTTTGACCAGATAGTTTGTGAGTCGTTCAAGTTGCGAGAAGGTTTGCATGGCGTAGACCTAACTCCGACATATATAATCGGAGCGCTTGAGGCACTTTACCCCACAACCCCAATTCTTTACCAAGAGCCAAAGCTCAAGCCACTGTGCGATGACCTGCGACTAAAGAAACTTGGACTACATATTCCAGGTAAGCCACATGCAAACGATGCAGTACGTCATGCTATAATTGCATTAAGAAATTCCAAACATAAGCCGACACTAGAAGCTGGCTGGAAGGATTAAGGGCGCATGAAGGTACTATTCCTTGACTTGGAGACAACTCCAAACCTAGCATACGTCTGGGGCCTCTGGGACCAGAACGTAGGCATCAATCAAATGGTTTCATCTACTGAAGTAATCTGCTTCGGTGCACGATGGGACGGGCAGAAGAAGGTAATCTTCAAGTCTGTTCACCACGATGGCAAGAAGGCAATGCTTGACGAGCTTCACGCTCTCATGGAGGAAGCCGATGTGCTGGTTGGCTGGAACTCTCAAGCCTTTGACAGTAAGCACATCAAGCGAGAGTTCCTTGAGAATGGATACTTGCCGCCATCGCCGTATAAAGAACTCGACCTTATGCGAGTCGTGCGAAGCCAGTTCAAGTTCCCATCTAACAAACTTGACTACGTGTCGCAGAAGCTCGGTGTCGGAGCAAAGGTAAAGCACTCCGGCTTTGATTTGTGGGTAGCCTGTATGGCTGGCGACAAGAAGGCTTGGAAGGAAATGAAGGAATATCAGATTCAGGATGTGAACCTGCTGATTGACCTTTACGCCAAGCTGCAACCGTGGATTAAGAATCACCCACACCGCGCACTCCACGATGGCATTGAGGGCGGATGCACCAACTGTGCATCTACCGACCTACAGCGCCGTGGTTTCAGCAGAACCACTACGTCTGTATATCAGCGGTTCCAGTGCAACAAGTGTGGCAAATGGATGAGAGGTTCGAAGAGTGTTGAAGGCAGCACTACTCGCCCTATTTAGTCGTAAGAAGAGGGGGTCTGGGAAACTAGACCCCTTCCTTGCGTCTAAGCCATACTTCGTAGACACTGTTTACGATGAGCAAGATGATGTCACGTTTCAAATAAAGTTTGCTTGCACCTGTAATAATGTTGTAAGGAAGCTCGATGACGGATTCTTTGCTTGCGACCACTGCGACCGACCATGCTATGCTGGCAACTGCACAAACTGTACAGTTCTTTATTCACTAGACCTATGGAACGATGAGGAGGAACGCTAGTGCCAACTTATGAATACAAATGCCCGCGTTGCGAATTGAAATATTCAGAGACTCGTGGTATACTCGAAAAAGAAAAGCAAACTAAATGCTCTGATTGTGACGTTGATTACATCCGAGTATTTAGTACGCCAACAGTAACATTCAACGGCAGTGGTTTTTATGCCACCGACAAGAATAAATAGGAGGAATCGTGAAGGTAAAAGTAAAGGGTAACATCCCAACTTACGCAAAGCCCGGTGATGCTGGAGCAGATTTGGTTTCAGCAAGGGAACTAATCATAGGTCCAGGGCAGACTGTGCTAGTGCCAACCGGAACAGCAATTGAACTACCGGAAGGCTACGTTGGTCTAATTCACCCACGCTCTGGCCTTGCTGCAAACCACGGTATCACCGTGCTGAACTCACCAGGAACTATCGACTCTGGCTACCGTGGCGAGATTGCTGTGATTCTGCACAATACATCAGGCAGGTCTGTGCAGATTACTATAGGCATGCGAATCGCGCAGCTTGTGATTCAGCGATTTGAAACTGCAGAGTTTGAGCAGGTGGATGAATTGTCAGCAACCGAACGTGGAGATGGTGGCTTTGGCTCAACAGGTGCATGATGCGGTTAATCACCCGGTTCATTACACTAGTGACCCTAGCGGCGTTGAATGCATTGATATTACTCGCCATCGTAATTTTAATATTGGCAATGCATTTAAATATCTATGGCGTTCGGGTCTTAAGGACCCTGAGCGACACATTGACGACCTACGCAAGGCAATCTGGTACATCGAAGACGAAATCAAAAGACTGGAGGCCAAGTGAAGAACGAGATTACCTTTAGAACAGGTATGACTGTAGAGCTAGTAGACAGCATGGCAAGCGACAAAGCGGTAGTGAAGGCTGCTAGGGTTTCTAGTGGCGCTGAGGACCTGCCAGAGCGCGATGCGGGGCTGATAAACTACCTCATGCGAGACCGACATGGTTCACCATTTGAGCACGGAGTATTTACCTTCAGAATTGAAGCGCCAATCTTCGTGTTCAGAGAGTTCATGCGCCATCGTATTGCCTCCTATAACGAGGAGTCTGGTCGCTACAAGCAGCTTGACCCAGTGTTCTATATTCCAGGCCCAAGCCGCAATCTGATTCAGGTTGGCAAGGTAGGCGCTTATGAGTTTATTCCAGGCGATGAGAGTGATACCAAATTGGTGCAACAGATTCTTATGGAGAAGTCAGACTCGGCATATAGCGCATACCTCACCATGATTGACAATGGTATCGCCAGAGAAGTTGCTCGCATGGTTCTCCCTGTGAATATCTTCAGCTCGATGTACGTAACCATGAATGCCAGAGCCCTGATGAATTTCCTGAGTCTTCGCACGAAGGATGAGGCAAGTGCCTATCCTTCATTCCCTCAGCGAGAGATTGAAATGGTGGCCGAAAAGATGGAGACATTTTTCTCGGCATGGATGCCAGCAACTCACAGTGCATTTATTAAAAACGGAAGGGTAGCACCATGAAGCAGTTAGTTTATTTCTCAGCACCCTGGTGCCAGCCATGTAAAATGTTTGGCCCAGTTGTTGATTCGTTTGTAAACGACAATGAGATTCAACTCATCAAAGTCAATATCGATGAGAACCCAGAGCTGGCAATCGAGAACAACATCACCTCGATTCCAGTGCTTGTTCTACTAGATGGCGATGAGGAACTATACCGGTTGACCGGAGCCAAGCCAAGGCCTTTCCTAGATAAGGTGCTCCAAGATTTAATCTAGGCAAAGCAAAACCCCCAACTCACCTCGGGTTGGGGGTTTTGTCTTGTCGGGTATTTCCTATAGCCCCAGAAGGACTCCTACTGCAGAAATGATTACTGCACAGATGGCAACAATCACGGCAACCTTGTTGCTTTTGTCATCTCGCTGAGTCTTTAGTTCCTTGACATCGAGTTCAATCTCGTTGATACGGATATCCTGAGCGTCAAATTTCTTTTCCATACGGTCTTGCGACTCGCGCATGTTGCGAACGCTCTCCTCAATTCTTCCAAGGGTTACATAAAGTTCCGGCGATTCTGACATTAGTTCTCTTCGTCCTGCTTTGCGGTTAGCTTGCCGAACGATTCGTTCATCTCTTCTTCAGAAATCTTGCCATCATTTAGGTAACTGCGAGACATCTCTTCTGAGATTTCCATAATGCCTGTAAAGGCTGCCATTACAGCAGACTGCCAGAACTGCAAACCAATTGCAGAACCGCCAACAAAGGCACCACTAATCTTCAAGATGATGTAGGCAATTGTACGCCCCGATAGGGCTTTGAGGATATGCTTGTCCATTTTACTCCAATGTTATGCGCCCATTGGATAGTTTATTTATATTATATCTTATTCTAACTTAGCGGCTAGTTTCTTGTCAGCGT